TTGCTCGACAGGCTCACCCACCACTGCGAGATCATCGAGACCGGCAACGAATCCTGGCGCTTCAAGAGCCGCTCTCAAAGCTAAAGCCGACGAGCCTAACCAACGCGCCCGACCGGGCTGCGCAACCCCGACCAGCTCCACCCGGTAGGGCGCTCACCGCCGTGCGCTACAAGGGGGTCAAAATTGGACGCCGATCGAGGGTCAGTTTTGCGCGCCGATTGACAGACGAGTCGGGCCGTTCGACCATGATGCGGCGTCTATACCCTGGCGGCAGCCTCGAATTCCTATCCGCGTCCAGCCCGCGGGCGTTCCGCCGCAAGCTCGGCAAGATCATCATTGCGGATGAAATTGATGCGTACGCGCCAACCGAGGAAGGCAACGTACTGGACCTGCTACGGATGCGCAGCCAGACCTACCGTGACCGCAAGATCATTTTGGGCGGTACACCGATCTTCGATCATGGCTCAGTGACGCGGCTCTATGACGCCAGCGACAAGCGAGTCTTTGAGATTTGCTGCCCGTCCTGCCGGGACCATTTCGAACTGAAGTGGCAGCATGTGCGATGGCAGGAAGGACAGCCCGAGACCGCCCATGTCGTCTGCCCCGCGAACGGCTGCATTATCGAGGAAAAAGACAAGGTGCAGGCGGTCGAAGAAGGCCGCTGGCGAGCGACGGCGCCCGAAGTAACCGGGCGGGCCGGCTTTCGCATCAACAGCCTTGTAAGCCCTCAATTCAACGCCCGATGGTCCAAGCTTGTAGAGGAATTCCTGCAGGCGAAGCGGACGCCTGAGACCCTGCAGACGTTTACCAATCTTGTGCTCGGGGAGCCATGGCGCACCGAGGGAGAGGACCTGGACGAGCACGAACTATATGGGCGGCGCGAGACCTTCACGCTCGAAACCCTGCCGGAAGATGTCCTTTGGCTGACGGCCGGAATCGATTGTCAGGACGATAGACTTGAAGCGGTCATTCTCGGGCATGGGGCGAACGATATCTTTCCTGTCGACCATCGAGTCTTTTGGGGGCCGATCAATGGTGAAGGGGTTTGGCTGGAACTCGACTCCATGTTGCGCGAGACCTGGCGGCACCCGCACGGGGCCATGATCGGTATCAGCGCGGCATGTATCGATTCGGGCGACGGCGGACATACGGAGATCGTGAACGCATTTGCCCGGCCGCGCTTCGGGCGCCGCGTCGTGCCTATCAAGGGCGTTTCCGGCTTTAGCCGTCCATTCCTGCAAAAATCGGGCTCGCAACACCTTTGGCTTGTGGGCAGCGATGCAGTCAAATCGAACCTGTTTGCCCGTCTGTCGCGCTCAGCGGGCATCCGCTTTGGGGCGGACCTGCAGCCGATCTTCTTTGAACAGTTAGCTTCCGAGCGCCGCATTGTGCGGTACACGCGCGGGCAGCCCGTGGCGCGGTTTGAACGGATCAAGGGCAAGAGGGCTGAGACGTTGGACGCAACCGTGTACGCATGGGCGGCGCGGTCCCTGATAAACCAGAATGCCGAGCGGCGCGGCGAAGAACTTGCGTCCCTTACCGCGCCGAAACGGGCGCCGGCCATTATTAGGTCGGCTTGGTTGGAAGGCTTACGCTAATTTCTCACCAAGCTCAGCGAATGAGCTTTTCTGAGAGCCCTTGATAGCAAGTTCCCCAACCTCGTGAAGAAAGCCGACGCCGACTCCACTGTCATCGGCGGCCATCTCGCGAATCTTGCGGACGAAGCGTGGCAGGTCGCCGGTCAATCGGCAATCTTCGATCAAGCGCGCCGCATGCTGGCGGCCATCTTGGTTCAACTTGGAATATTCAGACATTTTAGGTTCTCCATTGGTTTACCCTTGGCGAGAGACAGTGTGCAGAAAATAAATTCACGTTGAAAGGGGGTTATTCAAAAATATATTACGTGAAAATCACGTTAAACGTGAAAATCATGGATATGATGCAAACACCTATTCTTTCTTCCTGCTATCTCTATGATCATCAATTTGATTCGGCAAGTCGAAGACAATTTTCAGAAGCATCGTAAGAAATTCAACGACTGCTTTCGCGTCTCTGTCAGTGGTAGGAGCTGCCCCTAAAGTTGGATGCGCGTTTTCGTTCCCCAAAACTCGCACTTCGTGTGCCCATTCAACCATAATCGGAGGAAGGATCGCCTTTGATCCGAGATCATTGATCTCTTCGTATAGGCTCCTCCCCTCAGCGTGTTGATGTCGCAGCGTTAGCTGAACCGCGCTACGCGCCATAAGGGCAGCGGCATCCCAATTCGACGCCTCCACACTTCGCTGTGCCTGAAGCCAATAGCGGCCAACATCATCAGGCCAATGACTCGGCCATTTCGTCGTCTTTTGCAGCCAAGGAACTTGATGGAATCGCTGGAGTCCTGAACTTCCATTCCCCCAAAATACGGAGGTGAGATTTCCGCATTGCTCGCATTTGAGCGTATCATAGTGGAGCACCTTCCCTACAGAATTCTCCTTCTTGAGCCGACTTTCAAAGTCAAAATTTCCCGTCTCCCCGCAAAAACCGCAATCTACTAAATCGGTGCGAAGTTCGCCTCCGAAGGACTGAGTGCCGTAACCTTCGCCAATTTGCCACCAACTCACAAACCGCCCCTCTTTTAATGCATTCGGAACATCGACCGTATGCCCAGGACGCAGCGACGACAAGTTGCCAGATGGCAGACCTTCAATGGCAAGTTCTAGCGGTCGACGAAAGCCAATCCCGCAGGCTATTGGGCGGCGTGATGCCTTGCCTCTGGAACCAAAGACCGACAGCGATCATCGTAAGCAGGTAAGGGAAGCCCTTCGCCTGGCCCTCGGCAATGATCTGTCGGACTTCGTAGCGCTGCGCTTCCAGTGACATCGCATCCAATCCTCAAAGCGGCCCGGCAGCGGTGAAGGAACCCGCTGCCGGGCCATGCGGGCGCCCGGCTGTCAGGACCGTCACCCGCCGCGCGACATGGAGAGGAGATGAGGTCCCGCCGTGCTACTGAAAAGATTCCTACCATGGCTTAGAGCGGTTGTCTATAGTAATACTTAGTTTCACTTTCAATGTGAATAGTTTCACCAAATATGTTAAAGTATAAATAAGTTGACTGTAGATTTGCAGTCATGTATTTCTGTTTATAGACTTGGAGATTTTTTATGGTTCATTTGACCGTGAAAGAGCTTGCGCGCGATATCTCGGCTGGCGGCGTGCCACTCGATACCGCTCGGGCGCGCGCTGTCAGCTATGCGCAAAACGGCTTTATCCGCATTCGTGCATCCGGGCCGCGCACGGTCCCAAATGAATTTTCGGCATACGACTCAGCCGCGGCGATCGTCCTTTCGCAGATTCAGGATGCCGGCGTTGCTGACCATGACACCCTAAGGGAAGCCAGCCGGGCGCTGTACGAATGGCCTGTGAAGTCCGGTGAACGTGATGCGGGACTTATCCTGCCGGGCGAACATTACCTGCCGCAGCATCCGATTGAGCGCGTCATTCAAGGTATTAATCGGCGCGAGTCCTGGTCGCTGGTGATCAATTTTTGGCGGGACATGCGAACGGGTGTGCGCCTGGTCGACGCCGATCTTTACCGCTCCGACCAATCTTTCATCGGTCGCCCCGACATCGGCATTACCGCGACGCCACGCGGCGCGGTCATCGTGGTTTTGGATGAGGCGATGCTGCCAATCCTCTTACGGGTGCCTGCCCCCGGCTCTAGACCGGACCGGAGGCGCTAAATGGGCATCCTCGATCGCCTCTTTCGTCGCACGACATCCCCTACTGCCGTTCGCAGTTTCGATGGCGCCGCGGGCGGCCGACGTGGTGGCGGCATGGGCACCTTCGGGCGGATTAACCCCGAAGTCGCTGCGGCGGGTCCGCAACTGGCATCCCGCGCCGAATATCTCACGCAAAACAATCCGTGGATTGCTCACGCGGTCGCGAATTGGGTCGGGTCGCTAGTTGGTCCCGGCATCATGCCCAATGCCAAACATCCCGACGCCGACACCCGGAAGGCATTGAATGCCTATTTCGCAGCTTGGTGGGACAGCGCCGATATCGAGGGTCGCACGGACTTCGCAGGGCTGCAATCCATTGTCGCTCGATCAATGATCGTGAAGGGCGAAGGGGGCGCGCTCCTCTTAGGCACCGATGACGGGCCGCGCCTTCGCATTTTCGACCCTGCTTTGATCGACAACACCAAGATAGACTATGAGCGAACTTTCTCGGGCGTTGAGATCGATGAGAACGGCAAGCGCCTCGCCTACTGGCTTTTGCCCGACAATCCAGCCGACTCCTTCGCCACCTTCGCGCCTTCGCAGCGCGTTACGGCCGAGTCCGTGCTGCATGTCTTCAGGCCAATTGGCCCGCTTCAGATGCGCGGCGTGTCCTGGCTAAGTCCTGTTATCCTGCCCGCAAGCGACTTCGACCAATATTGCGACGCGCTGCTTATGTCCGCGAAGGTCGCGGCGATGCATGCCGGCTTCATCACCAATGTGAACGGCACGGCAGGCGCTGAAATCTACGACAGTAAGGACCCGTCGCTAGAGCCTGGCACGCTCACCCGGCTCGGCATGGGCGAAGATGTCAAATTCAACTCGCCTGCCCAACTGCAGCAAGCAGACGCCTTCCTGAAGAACAATCTTCGGCAGCTTGCGGCGGGCCTCGGACTGCCCGAATTCATGCTCTCGGGCGACCTCTCCCAAGCCAACTATTCGAGCCTTCGGGCGGGACTCTTGCCCTTCCGGCAACGAGTCGAACAGGTTCAATACGGCGTGCTTGTACCGCAATTCCTCGCCCCTTGCTGGCGGGCTGTCATCCTTCATGGAATCCTTTCCGGTGAGATCGAAGCGCCCGACTTCGGCGAGCATCCCGAGCTTTACCTGAAGGCGGATTGGCTGCCGCCGCGGCCCATGCAGGTCGACCCGCTCAAAGACGTACAGGCGACCGTTGCCGAGCTTGGAGCCGGCCTTACGTCGCGCCGCAAGGCCGTCGCCGAGCGTGGATGGGTATTGGAAGACCTCGACTCGGAGATCGAAGCCGATCGCCGGAATGAACAAGCGCTTGGCCTAAAGCCTCAGACTACTCCCGAGAACAAAACGGAATCCTAACATGAACGTACAGCTTACCGGCAACCCCACAAAGGCCGCTCACATCGTTAGCAACCGCAAGCCGCGGTCGGGCGAAACCTATGTGCGCGCAGCGACATTCGACGGGTCCAGCCTGGACAATACCGCAATGGAGGTTTCGGCCGTCATTGCCACGTCCGCCCCGGTCAAGCGCCGCGACAAGAAGGGACTCTATCTCGAAGTCCTGTCGATGCGCGGGCTGAATATCGAAGACGGCGAAGACTTCCCGCTGCAGCTTGATCATTCCTCCGCCTCGCGTTCGACCGTAGGGCGCGGCCATTCCCTGAAGGTCGACGGGAACAAGCTTACCGCCGCCCTCCGCTTCTCCGTCGCGGATGATGTCAAGCCGGTCACCCAAAGGGTAAGCGACGGCACGCTGCGGCACCTCAGCATCGGCTACCGCGTCTCGCGTTGGCTGGAGACGACCGATCCGAAGACGGGCGTTCGTACCAAAACGGCCATCGATTGGCGGATTGACGAAATCTCCATCACCCCGATTCCGGCCGACCGAAACGCAACAATCACACACAGGAGTGAAAATATGGACCCCGAAGTGACCGAACTGACCCCCGCTCAGCGCAGGACCGAAATCCGCACCATCTGCCGCATGGCCGGCCTTACAACCGAACAGGCCGACGACATGATTGACCGCGACCTTGACCCGGTTGCGGCCCGTGCGGAAGCTTTCGAGGCGTTGCAGGAGCGGCAGCGCTCGGCGCCGCGCATCCGCGTAGTTGCCAATAACGACGATCCGGCAGCAATCCTGACTCGTGCGGCGGATGCCCTCGCCTTCCGTATGGGCGGCGTCGACAAACTGCCCGAGCCGAGCCGCGAATATGCCAATATGTCCCTTCTCGACATGGCCCGCGACTCCCTCACCCGTGCCGGCGTCAGCGTGCGCGGACTATCGACTGACGAGGTGTTCCAGCGCGCCGCGCATGGCACTTCCGACTTCCCGCTTGTGGTCAGCAACGCGGCCAGCAAAACCCTTCTCAGCGCCTACCAGGCAGCGGAAAGCCCATTGAAAACGGTGGCACGGCAGCGGTCGCTTCCCAACTTCAAGGAGTCGACTTCGATCCGTCTTGGCGGTATGGGCCGGCTGGAACAGCTTTCCGAGCATGGCGAGATCGTCGCCACGTCTCGGGCCGAGTCCGGCGAAAAGCTCACCCTCAGCACCTATGCCCGCCGCTTCGACCTCACCCGCAAGCTGATGATCGATGACGATACCTCGGCCTTTGGCGATATCGTGGCCGCGCTCGGGCAGGCTGCCGCTCAGACGGAAGCCGACCTGCTGGTTTCGCAGTTGATCGGCAATCCCACGATGAGCGACGGCAAGGCGGTGTTCCACGCCGTCCATAGCAACCTGTCGGCCGGCGCCGACCTGGCCGACACGTCCCTTTCGGATGCCCGCAAGGCGATGAGGCAGCGGAAAGACCTGGACGGCAAGACCCTCATTTCGGCGACTCCGAAATATCTGCTTGTCGGGCCGGAACTGGAAACGACCGCCGAAAAGCTGCTTACGGCAATTCAGGCCACCACCACGGATGACGTGCAGCCGATCAAGCTGACCCTGCTTGTCGAGCCGCGGATCGATGACGACTCGTGGTACATCTTCGCTGATCCGGCTCGCCTTGCGGGCATGCAGTATGCCTACCTCTCGGGCGCTCAGGGTCCGCAGATTCAGCGGCAGGAAATGTGGGATAGCTTGGGCGTCTCCTTCCGCGTCTTCGAAGACTTCGGCGCCGGATGGGTCGACTACCGGGCCGCTCAGAAGAACCCCGGCGCGGCGTAATGGCTACCCTGCCCGATCTAGTTGCCATGCGGGAAGCCCTGTTAGCGGCGCGCTATCAGGGCACCCGCACGGCACGGGACTCGGACGGTTCCGAGATCACCTACAAATCGGATGCCGAGCTTGCCACGGCGCTCGCATCCATCAACCGCGAAATCGCAATCCGGGAAAGCGAGCTTGGTTGCTCTCGCTTCGTCTACCCGGTCACCTCGAAAGGACTCTGATATGGCTACGAACTTCGTTGAGCCCGGCAGCACGATCACCATTCCGGCCACCGCCGCTGCCTCGGGCGGCGACCTTGTGTTTGCTGGCAGCATCTTCGGGATAGCTGCCGGTGACGCGGCGATCGGCGACAGCCTCGACCTCGAATTAGGCAAGGTGTGGGACCTGCCCAAGCCCTCCGTTGATGTGGTGACGGTCGGCGCCCCGATCTATTGGGACGCTGAAAACAAGCTCGCCACGATCGACGATGATGACAGCGGCAACGCGAAGATTGGCGTGGCCGTCGCGGCTGCCGCCAACGGCGGTGCAACCGTTCGCGTGCGGCTCAATTCGTCGTTTTAGAAGCAGCTAATTTAGAAGGTCGGAAAAGTCCCTGGCGATTCCGGCCTTCTCGTGCTTATCCAGCAAGTCCGAATACCATTGCATCATTCGGACTCTTTCATCCCAAAACGTGCCCCGGTTATAAGCTGCCCGGATTTGATCTTCGGGCACATGGGCTAGCTGCCGTTCGATCACGTCCGGGCGCCAAAGGCCGGACTCATTCAAGATCGTCGACGCTGTAGCACGGAAGCCGTGAACCGACGCGCGCGAATGGTAGCCGAGCCGATAGAGCGCATATAGCAAGGTGTTTTCGCTGATCGGCTTGCCCGAGCGGGGCCCCGGCAACACCCATTCGCTTTCTCCAGCGATCATCCGCAATTGGCCGAACAAGGCTGAGGCTTGCCGAGATAGCGGTACCAAGTGCTCGCGCCCCATCTTCATGCGTTCGGCAGAGATGCGCCACATATCGCCTTCAAATTCGCGCCACTTCGCAAAGCGGATTTCATTCGTCCGCACGAAAGTATGGGCCACGACCCGAAGGGCTAGCATCGTTTGCCGCTCTCCATTATAGTTGCCGAGCTTCATCAGGAACTTAGGAAGGTCCGTCTCTTTCAGCGCCGCGCGGTGCTTCTCTCGGGGCACCGGCTTAAGCGCTACGTGAAGATCGGCGGCGGGATTGTGCTTGATGTGACCGCTGACAACCGCGAATTTGCAAATTTGATTGACCATCTGATGAATCCGCCGTGCGGTATAGACCGCATCGCGGCCTTCGATCGCCCGCAGCGATTCGAGAATCTGCAGGGGCTCGATATCGGCAATGGCCTTCGAACCGACTACCGTAAAAACATCCCGCTCGATCTGCCGCCAGAAGCGGGCCGAATAACTGGTTTTCCATTTCGAGACATTGGCGCTGAACCATTCGCGGGCGATCTTTTCGAAGGTCGGACGGGCATCCTCGGGCTTGGCTGAAGGGTCGCGGCCCTCCGATATCGCTTGCTTCAATTCGTCCCGCATGTCGCGCGCTTGGGCCAGCGTCGTCGCAGGATAGGGGCCAAAATTTGCCGTGCGCCTCTTCCCTTGAAACGCATGATCCTGGCGCCACAATTTCGAACCGTTGGGCTTTACCAAGAGAAAGAGACCATGCCCATCGGTGAGATTATATGGCCTCTCGCGCGGTTTCGCGTTCCGGCATTGCACATCCGTAAGCTTCATTTTCAGTCCCAAAATTACAGCATCGACTCCACAATTTACAGCACCCGGCGCTGTAATCAAGTCGGGCTGCATTGGGACATATGAGGCGTCCATATGGGGCAAATAATTGAAATTATTCACTTTTTATGTGAAACTCAGCACCGAAAGGAAGGCCGAAAATAGCCTAAAACCCATTTCTGGTGCGGACGGCGGGGATCGAACCCGCACGGGCAGGGCCCGAGGGATTTTAAGTCCCTTGCGTCTACCAATTCCGCCACGTCCGCGCCCGGCAACGCGTAAACGAGCCCCGCGCGGCGATCAAGCCGCAAACGCCCGGTCCGCGATGCGCCGGATCAGGGCGACCGTCCGCTCCGGCACCGCGTATTGCAGCATGTGGCCGATGCCCGGCACGATCTCGAGGTCGAGCCCCTTCACCTTGCCTTCCATGGCGAGCCCGTGCTGCTCGTGGTTCAGCACCCGGTCGGCGTCGCCGAAGAGGATGCCGACCGGCATTTCGAGTTCGCCGTAGCGTGCCTGCAGCCTCCTCAGGTCGCGCCCCGAGCTGACGAAATCGGTCGAGGTGGCGTAGAAATGGCTGGGCCGCAGGCCGATCATGGCGCCGCCGGCCACCGCGTAGTCTTCCGGCGGCTTCTGCGGCCCGAAGACGAAATCGAGCACCATCGGCGCATTCCTGATGGCGCGCGGCGCCGACACCGTCCAGGCGACCAGCCGCCTTTTCCACGGCGCCGGTATCCAGAGGTCGCGGAAGCCTTCCGGGATGCCGCCGCCGAAATGGGTGAGCGGCGAGATCAGCACCAGGCCGGAGACGTCCTGCGGAAAGTCGAGCGCGGTCTGAAGCGCGATCGCGCCGCCGAGCGAATGGCCGACGAGAAGCGGTTTCTCCAGCTTCAGCGTCTCGATGAAGCGGTGGATCGCCTTGGCCTGGTCGGGCACCCGGCCGTCGCTGCCGTCGGTCCGGGTCGACCAGCCGGAGCCGGCGCGGTCGAGCGCGATCAGCCGGTAGCCAGGGCCGAAGGCGCGGAAGACGGGATAGAGGAAATGATGGAGCGTGCCGCCGAGGCCGTGGATGAAGAGGATCGGCCGCCCCTCGCCCTGCTCGACATAGTGGATGCGATTGCCGTCCACGGTGACGAACTTGCCGGCGGGCGGAACGGCCTTCTCGGCGCGCCGCTCGATGCGGCGCGTCACCAGCGCGAGGTAGAGCACCACGATGACCGCCGCCACGGCACAGGCCAGCACGACGCCGATGATCACCGTCAGGATTTCGAACATGCGCCCCGCCCCTCTTCCGCTGCGCTCCGAGCATAGCGGGCCGCCGCCGCGCGGCAAGCCGGGAACTCCGCTTCCTCGCCCGTCATGCCGGCGGCCATTCCTCATATTGCGGCAACCGGTCGTCGAGCTTCAGCCAGGGCTGCTTGCTGGACGTGAAGATGTGCATCTGCGGCCGGAACAGCGACGGGTCGTCGAGCGTGCCGGAACCGACGCCGACAACGCCGTTCGACAGGCGCCGCGTGAACACGGTCGTGCCACATGAAGCGCAGAAGCCGCGCTGCAGGTCGGGCGAGGAATGCGACCACGCCGGCCGCCCCTCGATCACGACATCGGCGCCGGCGAAGAGAACGCGCGCGTTGAAGGCCGCGCCGACCGCCTTCTGGCAGAGCCGGCAATGGCAGATGCGCTCGTTGACCGGCACCGCCTCGGCCCGGTAGCGCACCTTCCCGCACAGACATCCGCCGGCATAGAGCATCGAGGCTTCCTTTCGTGGCTTCTTGTGGCGCGAAGGATGTCCGCCCGCAAGGTTTCCCTCCCCTGAGGACGCCGGGGCGGGGGTGTTGACCGGGGATTATGGCTCAGGGGCGGAAAGCGTTGAGAAAACAACGAAAGGAAGATGCGGGAAAGCCGCAAATGCAAGGGTTTAATGGAACGACGGACGCCAACCTTTCCACGTTTGCGCAAGCGGCCTCTCCACCTTCGTCATCCACGGGCGGAGCAGGAGCGCAGCGAACTGCGGAGACCCGAGGATCCATGCCGGAGCGTTGCGGCCGTCCATCGGCCCCGCAGAAGGAACCGCTCGTCCTGCACCCTTACCGCGTTGCCGCGCTTTCTCAGGCATGGATTCCAGGGTCTCCGCGACGCCGCTGACGCGGCTGCTTCGCCCTGGAATGACGAAGGGAAAAAGGCGCGTCCGCCAATCGCCAAAGCCGCCTTGCCCGATTGCCGCCCCGTCGCACCCCCGCTAGCATCGCCGTATGACCGGCTATGTCTACATGACCGCGAGCCAGAAGCGCGGCACGATCTATATCGGCGTGACCAACGATGTCGCTCGTCGCATGCCCGAGCACCGAGACGGAAAAGGCTCACGCTTCACGGCACGCTACGGCGTCAAGCGGCTCGTCTGGTACGAAGAGCACTTCGACATCCGCGATGCCATCCAGCGTGAGAAATCGCTTAAGCGATGGCCGCGTCAGTGGAAGATCGGACTGATCGAAAAGGCCAACCCGGAATGGCATGAGCTGTTCAGGGGTCTTTGGTAGTGAGGACGGCGGCCTCTCCCCCTTCGTCATCCTTGGCCAAACACAAGGCGCTCGAGCCCTTCCCCCTTCGTCATCCCTTGCCAAGCGCGAAACGCCCGAGCCTCTCCACCTTCGTCCTCCACGGGCGAAGCAGGAGCGTAGCGAACTGCGGAGCCCCGAGGATCCATGCCGGAGCGGTGCGGCCGTCCGTCGGCCCCGCAGAAGGGCCCGCCCCGCGCCCTCGCCGCACTGCCGCACTTTCTCAGGCATGGATTCCAGGGTCTCCGCGACGCCGCTGACGCGGCTGCTCCGCCCTGGAATGACGAAGGAGAAAAGCCTAGGCCGCCAAAGGCAGAAAAGCGCCTCCCGAATGCGCGTCAGGCAAGCGAAAACTTCCCCTAAAACTTCCCCGTCCGGGGAAAGCCCTTCGGCGCCAGGCGTCCCGCCTGCGCCCGGTCGCCCAGCCATTCGGCGAGCTCCTCCTTCGGGCGGGTGAAGGTGCGGCCGGATGAATCCTGCCAGGTGAGGCCGTCGGCGAGCGCGAACGTCTTGATGTCGGAAAGGCCGCCATCCTTGTAGCGCTGCAGCCGGACGCCCTTGCCGCGCGCCATCTCGGCGATCTGCGAAAGCGGGAAGACGAGCAGCTTGCGGTTCTCGCCGATCACCGCGACATGGTCGCCTTCGACGAAGACCGCCATCTTGGCCTCGTCCGGCGCCTTGACGTTCATCACCTGCCTGCCCTTGCGGGTGTTGGCGACGAGTTCGTCCTCCGGCACGACGAAGCCGTAGCCCTGATGGCTGGCCAGCAGCAGCCTGCGCCCGCCCTGGAAGACGAAGGCGGTGGCGATGTCCTGGTCGTTCTCCATGTCGACGATGAGACGCACCGGCTCGCCATGGCCGCGCCCGCCGGGCAGCCGGTCGGCGCCGATGGTGAAGAACTTGCCGCCGGTGGAGAAGAGCAGCACCTTGTCGGTGGTCTGCGCGTGGAAGGCCATCTTCAGCCGGTCGCCCTCCTTGAAGGACAGGCTCTCGAATTCGGACAGATGCCCCTTCATGGCGCGCAGCCAGCCCTTGTCGGAGACGATCACCGTGATCGGCTCCTTCTCCACCATGGCGTGATGGATGTCGGCGAGGTCGTGCTCGGGCGCGTCGGCGAAGGTGGTGCGGCGGCGGCCGAGCTCCGTCTCCGGGCCGAACTTTTCCCTGATCTCGCGGATCTGATGCGCGATCATCAGCCATTGCTTACGCTCGGAAGCGAGCAGCGCCTCGATCTGCTTCTTCTCCTCGGTGAGCGCATCGAACTCCTTGCGAATCTCGAATTCCTCGAGCTTGCGCAAATTCCTCAGCCGCATGTTGAGGATGGATTCGGCCTGCAGGTCGGTGAGGTCCCAGCGGGCCATCATCACCTGCTTGGGCTCGTCCTCCTCGCGGATGATGCGGATCACCTCGTCGATATTGAGATAGGCTATAAGCAGGCCGCCGAGCACTTCCAGCCGGCGCTCGATCTCGCCAAGTCTGTGGCGGGAGCGGCGCTGCAGCACCTCGCGGCGATGCGCCAGCCATTCGACCAGCGCCTCCTTGAGCGACAGCACGTTCGGCACCTTGCCGCGCGAGAGCACGTTCATGTTGAGCGGAATGCGGCTTTCGAGCTCCGAGAGCTTGAAGAGCGATTCCATCAGGATCGAGGGATCGACGGTGCGGCTCTTCGGCACCAGCACGAGACGGATGTCCTCCGCGCTCTCGTCGCGCACGTCCTCCAGAAGCGGCAGCTTGCGGGCGAGGATCAGCTCGGCGATCTTCTCGACCAGCTTCGCCTTCTGCACCTGGTAAGGGATCTCGGTGACGACGATGACCCAGGTGCCCCTGCCCTGGTCCTCCTGGTGCCAGCGGGCGCGCGTGCGGAAGGCGCCGCGGCCGGTGCGGTAGGCCTCCACGATCGACTGGCGGCTGTCGACGATGATGCCGCCGGTCGGGAAATCCGGGCCTTCGACGATCTGCATCAGATCGTCCACCCCGGCGTCGGGATTTTCGATCAAATGGAGCGCGGCGTCGCAGATCTCGGCGGCGTTGTGCGGCGGGATCGAGGTCGCCATGCCGACCGCGATGCCGGTCGAGCCGTTGGCGAGCAGGTTCGGGAAGGCGCCGGGCAGCACAACCGGCTCCTCGTCCTCCTCGTTGTAGTTCGGCCGGAAGTCGACGGCGTCCTCGGTGATGCCGGCCAGAAGCTCGCTGGCCACATTGGTCATCCGCGCCTCGGTGTAGCGCATGGCGGCGGCGTTATCGCCGTCGATATTGCCGAAATTGCCCTGCCCGTCGACCAGCGGGTAGCGCATGGAAAAGTCTTGCGCCAGCCGCACCAGCGCATCGTAGATCGACTGGTCGCCATGCGGGTGGAAATTGCCCATCACCTCGCCGACGATCTTGGCGCATTTGGCGAAGCCCTGGTCGGGGTTGAGGCGCAGCAGCCGCATGGCGTGCATGATCCGCCGCTGCACGGGCTTCAGCCCGTCGCGCATGTCCGGCAGCGCCCGGTGCATGATGGTCGACAGCGCGTAGGCGAGATAGCGCTCCTCGAGCGCCTTCTTCAGGTCGACCGCCTCGATGTGATCGCCACCCCCGGAGCCGGGCGGCACAAGCTCTTTGCCCATGGTTTCGGGTTAGCGGAGAGGCTGATTCGCGGCAAGGGCGGCGGCGTCCCGGCACCCGCAAAAGGTCCAAACCGCGGCCGAAGCACCGGATTCGATTGCCTTCAGGCCCGTTTTCGCGCGATTGTGCCCGCCGCGCCATCGTCCGGTCTTTTTCATGGCCGACCGGAATGCGCTTCACTCAACAGGGGAATTCCATGTCGATCGTACGGCCTCTCCTTCGCGCCTTCGCCGCCTCCAGCTTCCTCGTACTCATGCCCCTCGCCGCGCATGCGGCCGACCCGGCGGATGTCGCGGGACGGCTGAAGGACGTCTTCTCCAAGCAGGGCATCGCGCTCGATTGGACGGGCGTCAGCGGGGATGCCTCCTCCATGACGCTCGCCGGCGTCACCGCCGGTCCGGTCGGCGGGCCGGGCGAAGAGAAGCGGCG